CTTTATTTGCACGGTAATTATTATACCATCCATAGTAATTGTCACCAGGTTTTCTTTGAACTCCTCCACTCACACTGTATCCTCTAAAATCAGTTCTACCTTGAATAAATTCTCGTGCATTCTTTTGTAATGTTGGATCCAAAATTGCAGCGGCAACTTTTTTCATAGCACCTTCAGATTGACCAGCTGCTATTCCTGCACTAGCAGCATCCTTAATTGCATACCATTCTGGGTTTGGTTTTCCAGTTACGCCTGGTTTAGGAAACTTCCAAGTAGGTTCATATTGCATCTGACCAAGAATCAAATCTTTAATTGTCTTTCCAGTATAGGCACCAGATGCTAATCTATTATAGATTGACTGGGCAACGTCAGCCCATGCTTGAGGTTCCCCATCCTCTCTAGAAGCAACAGCAACAAGTGTCCAAAAGTCAACGTCTCCTCCTTGGATATTAATCATATCTGGAGAACCGGGGGTTTCAGCCCCAGGAACTCCCGCTGCACCTTCTTTTTTTTCTTTTCTTTCTCTTATCAATCGTAAAGTTTTTTGTGCATTAGTTTCAAATGCAGTTCTAAAAGTTTTAGTAATCCAACTACTAACATCAACTCCCTTCTCTGCTGCTTCTAAAAACTCATCATCAACCATACCACCTTCAGCAAAAGCAGCAACTAATCCACCTTTTAGTTGACCTTCTTCAAGACCTTTTGCAATCAATAAGTTGAGACCCAATCCAACATTATCATAATCCTTTTGAGTTGGTTCTTCCTTTGCTTCAAGTTTAGTTGAAACTGCAAGGACTGGACCAAAGTATTTTGTTTTATCCAGTTCTTGTCCTGTTTTCACTAGAGGATCTTTAGGATCTCCTTTGAATTGAGTTTTTGATGGTTTTCTTGCAAGAGCTCTTTTATATTTCCCCTTCTTCTTATCTCCACCTATAGTTCTTCTTGCTCCAGTTTGTGCTTTGCCACCTCTTGTAATTCCACCACCTGCCATCTTACCCATCATTTCCTTTTGAGCACCTTTGTTTCCATAGATGTTTCCAAAAGAACCCTTCTCCTTGAAAGCAAATCCAAGAGTAAGTATATTCAATCCTTTTCTAAAATCTTCACGAATTCTTGCATCAAATTTTGCAAGATTATATGCTTGTTTTTTCTTATCTTCTTCACTTAGGAATGGATAACGAAGAAGTTCAATAGCATATCTAAAAGGAGCACCAACAATATCAAGCATTACTCCAATAGCCGCTAAAGGACCAAGAAGCATTTTCATACCACCAAGTTGAGCACCAACGAAGTACTTTCTTGGATCAAACCAACTCAGTTTACTAAATTCATCTTCTTTCCTTTTTATAGGATCTGATGCAATTTTACGAAGTTGAAATGCACCTTCACCCAAAGCAGATGCAAGCAATCCAGCACCAGCGACAATACCTGCTACTGCACCAGCACCTAGACCACCAGCCTGGGCAGCGCCAGCTTGACCAGTTGCACTTGTTGCCGCCTGTTGTGCTCCCTTCTGAAAAACTCTTTTTGTGATTTGATCAGATACAACATCTCCAGGACCACCACTATCAGAGGTCAAAGCCTCAACTGCCATCGCACCTGCAATAGTAGTTGTTAAAAATAAAGCATTATCAATCAACCCTAAAAACTTTCCAAAATTATCTACGGCACCTGCTCCACCAATCTTCTTAATAAATCCAGAGGTTGCATCAATTGCTTTATAACCCCAGTCAACAAAAGTAATTAAACCATCTAAAAGTTTTCCACCAGTATTGATTACAAAATCTGTAGCAGATCCAAGAAACTTTACAATAGGAATTAACTTTGGTAGATAATCAAGCATCCTTACAGCAAAGTATCCAAGAATAACATTTCCAATAAAGTTCTTTACCCAATCAAGAAATCCCATTCTCGGTACTTCAGGAGTTTTTATTTTACCCTTTTCTGCTTGTGGTTTTGTCTCTAACTTTTCTTCTTGCTTTTCTCTTCTCTTTCCACTTTCCTGTCTTTTCTTTTCATCAAGTGATTTCTTTTCAACAGCAAGAGTTCCTTTTAAAATATTTTCAATCTTAATAACATTAACTTTAATACCTTCAATGTCTTTTATTGATTTTTTTGTTAAAACTACATTGGAAGGACCACCACCTACCATTTTTTCTTGCAGTGCTTTCTGCATAGCAAGTCTTCCACCATAACGTCTATGGAGTTCTGATGGTCTGTTTAAAAGTTTTTCTGAGGTTATTGCCATTTGTTATTACCCATTAACTCCAAGAGTTTTGGATTTTGCATTACTTGCTGCAGGATTAGTTGCACCAAACTTTGGAGTTGTAGGTGCTGCTGGTGCTCCACCTCTTCTAGCATTTTGACGTGCTTTCATTCTTTGAGAATATATTTGTTGTTCTGGTTTTGGTAAAGGAGTTATTCCTGGAACTGATTTCTTTTGCTGTTTAGAAAGTCTCATATCTTTTGCTTTCTTTGCAGCAGCATAATCTTTATAATACTTTCCATCAGAGGATGAATAGTATCTACCAATAGACTCTGCACCTTTTTGTTTTATTCTTGCCTGAGATGCTTTATGTTCTGCGTCCAATCTTTCTCTTGCTTCATTTCCACCAAACGCTCTTTGACTCCATCTGCTCAATTGACCAATAATACCACCTCTCTTTTCCTGTTCGTTTTGAAACGCTTCCATTTCAACATCATATCTAATACCACTTCTACCTCCTGTTCCACCCTGTCCACTCAACTTAGTAAGTCTTTGCTGAGAAGTTAATTTAGTCATTCTAGATTTATGAGCAGCATCTGCATCATTTTTACTTGCATATGTTTTTTGGTCGCGGGGATCATAATATTTTCCTTTTGATGTGGCAAAATTTTGTCTAGCAGACATTCTAGGTCCACCAAACATCCCTCCACCACTAACATCTCTAGAATCTTGAGCAGCATATATTACACTATCTCCCTGTTTCATAGCATAGTATATTTTACCAGCAAGTGTTATTTGTGGTTCGTAACTTCCACCTGGAGGAAGTTTTACTTTTATAGAATCTCTTCCTTTATACTTTGCACTATATCCAGTGCCAATATCAGTACCAAAAGTTGCTCCCTTAATAGAAATTCCTTTTCCTGATGCAAGTGCTCTTTGAACTTGCATTTGAGATTCTATTCTTTTTATTCTATCTCCTATATTTCTAACCGTTTTTGTAGAATCTGTCAGAGAAAGATTAACATCTTTAGTCTCCTCTTTCTTTTCTTCTTTCAATTTTTGCTCATTCTGTCGGTATGAAGGATCTGATTTTTTATCGACACCAATCAAACCACCGCCTTGAGCAAAGGCAGTTCCACTTACAATTTTTGGTTTATTGGTTCCACCACCAGCAGCATTCATTGACTCCAAAGTATCAACACCATACTTTGCAACAGCGCCGCGAGACATAACAAATTCACCATCACTAAGCATCGCAGGGACTTTATCTACACCCTTCTCTCCACTTACAAATCCACTCATCATTTGTTGTGGTTTTCCAGACCCAAGTGCGCCACCAAGGAGCATACCAAGAGGTCCAAACATAGCGCCCATACCAGCGCCACCCATCATACCTTTAAAGTTAAATCCCCCACCACTAAAAGCAGGGAATCTTGGTCTTACATATCCACCACCAGAAAACTTTTGTGTTTTTGGATTTTCTTCTCCACCTTTAAGAGCATTAGTTGCTGCTAGTGCTCCACCAACTGTAACAGCAGTTGCTAATCCAGCACCAATAAGACCACCACGCTTACCAAGAAACTTTGCTACACCTTTAGCACCCGCTACTTTTTTCGCTGCTAATAGTTTAGCAATCGCAATACCAAGTTTAACTGCACCACCAATCAAAGTCTTAGTTAAACTAAAAACAAATCTTCCAAAAGAATTACCAAATACAAGATATAAAGCAAGAAGTTTTGGCCAATGATCCTTAAAGAAGCGAATGAGTGATTGTACTTTTTCTTGATTTTTTGAATCACCAAACCATTCAATTATTTTAAAAATTATTCTACCAAGAATAACAGTTCCAATAAATTCTAATATTCTATCAAGGATACTTTTAACAGGTGCTATAATTTTTTCTGCAGTTTTAGCAATGCCACTGAATACAGTTTCTAACTTACTTTCAGCAAGTCCTCTCTTTTCCTGTTCTGCCTTTCTTCTTTCATAAGCAGCAGCATCATCTGCAAGTTTCTTTCTTCCTGCTATTATCTCTGCGATAGAGTTTACAGACTTTGCAATCGCAGAGATAGTATCTTCTACATTTGAGGTAGTGCCACCTGGTAATTTCGCACCAATATTTTCGCCACTTATTCTTTTACCTTGAGATTGTGAAAGATTTTTGAGACTCGTAATCTTTTTTGAATTATTTTCAACAACCTTTTCTAAATTAATAAAACGGACAGCAAGTTTTCTTGTATGTCCAGCAAGATTTCCTAGTGTCTTATGAATATTGACAATACTTTTTGATGAGTCAAGAGAACTCCCTCTCTTAAAACTTTCAGCAGAGATAACTGTCTTCTTAAGTTGTGAATCTAAATCTTTTAGTTCCTTAGAAGTGGGCATTACTCATCTGCTGCTGTTGTTTTAATTGCTCTTCTTCAAGATGCTGTTGCAATAATCCAACATAGATGTCTCTTTCCCAAGGCATCCAATTTTCAATCTCCGTTAATGAATATTTATGGTACTGCATTAAGGAAAAGTTGAGACGGAAATAATTCTCAAGGTCCATATGGACCATTGCTACGCGAAAAAAGACGCTAAGCCCTCAAGAACAACCTCACTTTCAACTTTTGTTTTTGGATTAGTAACTTTAACATTGTGAGAAAGTTTAGGCATTGTTTCAAAAAACTTCTCAATATCTTTAAACTGAGAAGAGTTCATAGACTCTAAGAACTCATTTAGTTCTTTTTTAGAAACATCTGCTGTTGCCCAGACTTCATCTTCTGTGTATATTTTATCAATACATGAACCAATCAGTTCAAACGATTGATCCATCGCATTCTTATTATCAAAATCAAAATTATTCTTAATGAATTGATCCAAAGATGGATATTTCATTTCCATCATAATTGAATTATCAAGTTTGATTTTATTTGAATGCTCATCATTCTTTTGAACTTTAATATCATCAAGATTAATCTTTACAGGAACTTCTGTTTCACCATCATCAGGACATATAATATTGACATCAAGTTCTTCTCCAACAGACTTACCACGAATATTAAGAAACAAATATTCAATATCAAAAGTAGGAAGTGATTCTACTTTGATATTTTTTGTAAGAATGCAGTTCTTGATTACAGTCTTAATTGCTGTTGTAATTTGCTTATTATCTTCACTCTCTAAAGCAATTACAAGCAGTTTTTCTTCTTTAACCAGGAATGGTCTATATTGAATTGTTTCTCCTGTTGATGGCAATTCAAGTTCATAGGTTGGTGTAGCAATCTTAGGTAAAGGCATAATGTCCTATAGAATGTTCAGTGTGATTATTTATTATGGTCCAAAGATACTTCTCTCAACAAAATTATTTCTACCAACTCCAGGAAGTCCTGCTTCAATTCTTCTATCAATAGTATTTCCAGAAGCATTAGCAGCTGATTGAGAAATGCCACCGGTAGATAAAGCACCAGAACCTTCAAGACCAGGAATAGTCAAATTGCTTGAATTAAATTGTGCTTGTTGTTGTGGGGTAGGTCCAGGAGTACTAGATGAACTCTCATCAACTGTTTCATCAATATAGTATCTAACATAACTCATACTGACAGTACATGTTAATAGACTTGAATTATTATATGAAACTGGCATAGAACTCAAACTAATGGGAAAAGCATTAACAAACTTGTATGTTAATGTTGTTGCACGTCTTCCCTTTGCGCCTGCATAACTACTTCTTTCAAATTTAGTTACTTCCAAACCTTGTTTTGCAACATATTCATCCCTATATCTAAAACGATAAAAATAATTATCACTTCTAAGACTTGCACCTATAGCAGGATCAGTTGCCTTGCTTTCAAATGCAGTATATTTAATCCAAGTTTCAAAAAATCTAATAGGTAGATAATTTTCAGCATCAACGTAAAAAGTTAAATCAATTCTATCATCATAGACTCTACGATAAGCGTGTCTTTCAGTTACACCAGTATGATCATTTGTTAGTTCTAATGTAGCAAGATTAGATCCAGGTAAAGTTGCTTCAGAGCACATCAATTGCATTTTGTCTTGATCTATTTTAACACCATTATCCTTCCAAAACTGAGAGTCTGCGCGAGCTCCTGTAGGAAAAGGAATCTTTACCTCAAAATGAGAAGTGGTTGCTGGATTTAATAGTGCTGACTTTATATCAGCAATGCTTCTTGTTGAAGGCATTTATAAATACTTTTTGACCTTATATATTATGTATGGCAGAAAGTATTAAAAGCAGATACTACCCATCCTTTCCCAAAAAGTACAAAGGTAATCCAAACAATATTATTTGTCGTAGTAGTTGGGAAAGAAAATTTTGTCGTTGGTGTGATCTAAATGAAAGTATTCTTGAGTGGGGAAGTGAAGAATTTTCCATTCCATATATCTCACCAGTTGACAATCGTGTTCATAGATATTTTCCAGACTTTATTATCAAAGTGAAGGAAAGCACAGGACAAGTCAAAACATATATTGTTGAAGTTAAACCCAAGAAGCAGACTGAACCACCTGTGAAAAAATCAAGAGTGACAAAATCATATATCCATGAGTGTGTCACATATGAAGTTAATAAAGCAAAGTGGAGAGCAGCAAAAGAATTTTGTGATGATAGATTAATTGAGTTTAAGATCATCACAGAAGAAGAGCTGGGAATCAAGTAATGGCTGAAGGTTTTGGTCAATATAAAGGCACTGGAACAGCAAGAACAAGACAACTTTTAAAAAGAGTTGAAGAGTCTGGAACAAAAGATCCAGAAGAAATTATGCTGATGATTATGAGTATATTTACAGAAGAAGTTTTATATCCAGAACCAGGAAAGTTTTATACTTTTGTATACAATCCCAAAACTCCAAACATTGAATATGATCAACATCCTTTAATTGCCTGTACATCATTAGAAAGATGGGGATTTAAAGCAATTAATTTTCATTGGAGACAAGGAAGACAATATACTTGGGAAGAAGTTGCAGGCAAACTTCATGTCGTAAAATATAATGAGCTTGACGAATTGTTATCGTTACAGTATGGGAAGTTTCGTCTAAATAAATAAAGGATTTTTGTTTAGTAGAATAACAAATGGCGTCATTTACTTGTCCTGCAGGAGCAATTTGTAGCGATCAGGCAAGAACTTTTGTGGGCGCAACGCAACAAAAAGTAAATACTCCTGGTGGTAAACCTGCCATAAGGACTGTGGGTGGTACTCCAATATTTCATAGAACCACTACAACGATTAAACAAGATGGTGCTGGAAATATTAGCGGTGGAGAGACTGTAGTTTTTATTGAAAAAAATGGTAGTTGGCAACCAGCAGCAATTTCAAAAGATGGGGGAAAAACATACAGTTTTTCTGATCCAAAATATCCAACCATGACTGGAGTTGCTGGTGCTGGATTGCAAAAGGAACTACAAGATGCTAATGGAGCAATTCATAAAAATGTTGACAAGAATGTTAGTGATGCTCTTAAAAAAGCAGGAATAACTAAACCTGAGGATAAAGCAAAGATAATTGATGCCACAAAAGGAAATGGTGCTGATGGTGCCACAGATACTGGGGATACTTCACAACCAGTTGATCTATCGACAGCAGTAGCAGGTAGTGACAAAACAAGAAATCAATTCCCCGAATTAAAATATCCCGTTGATATTGGAGAAACAAAACAAGATGTGATTAAATTCACAATGTTAAAATATGAACCCAAAAAATTTGGCAATCTTACTGAATCTAACCTGGGAGGATTTTCAGAAAGAGATTCTAATAGAAAAGGTATTGGTTATGTAGTTTTACCAATACCATCTGGAATATCCGACACAAATTCTGTCTCGTGGAATGGAGGGGATTTAGACGCTGCCAAAGCTTTTGCAGCAAATGTAGCACTAACAGGAATAACCAAAGGTCTTGGTGCAGCTGCAGATAAAGTTGGTGAAGGAGCACAAGCAATATCAGAAAATTCTGGAGAAGTAGCAACTGGGTTAGCTGGTTTATTTGGTGCAGCTGCAGTTGGAACAGATGCTGGAAGTCTTCTTTCTAGAACTCAAGGTGTAGTCCTCAATCCAAATATGGAATTATTATTTCAAGGTCCCACTTTAAGACCTTTTAATTTTACTTTTAAAATGTCCGCAAGAAATTCTGATGAAGCAAGACAAATAATTTCTATTATTAGATTTTTTAAACAAGGTATGTCACCTCAAAAATCTGCTTCAAATCTTTTCTTAAAAGCTCCACACACATTTAGAGTTCAATATTTGCATCTTGGAACAAACGGAAAAGTTCATCCATACATAGGTAAGATTAAAGAATGTGCTTTGCAGAGTTGTACTGTAAACTACACACCAGAAGGTCAATACGCAACTTTTAGAGATGGTGTTTTAGTTTCTTATGAAATGACTTTACAATTACAAGAACTTGAACCAGTATTTAATGAAGATTATGGTCAAGGTTCTGGTGGTAATGGAACAGATTTAGAAATAGGTTACTAAAATGTCAAACTACTTTCAGAGACTTCCAGATTTTGAATACGTTAGCAGACTTCCCAATGCTAAAATATCCGATTATGTTCGCGTAAAGAATTTGTTTAAAAGAGGTGTATTAAGAGAAGACATTTTTCAGAATCTATCTTTCTTTACCAAATATAAAATTGAAGGTAATGATAGACCGGATAATGTTGCTGCTGATGTCTACGGAGACTCTACTTTAGATTGGGTTGTTCTGATCACCAACAATATCATTAATATTCAAAGTGAATGGCCAATGTCTCAAACAGACTTTGACGCTTTTCTCTTAGAAAAGTATGGTAATTATGATACTCTTTACAGCGGTATTCATCACTATGAAACTGAAGAAGTAAAAAATAGTGATGATGTTGTAATCGTTCCTGCTGGTTTTCAGGTCGAATCAGATTACTCTGTAACATACTATGACTTTTTAACTAATACTAATGTAACAAGAACTCCAGTAATCGCTGTTACAAACTATGAGTATGAAGAAGGTTTAGAAAATGACAAGAGAAATATCTTTATTCTTAAGTCAAGATACTTAAATGTAATTCTTGATGATATGGAAGATATGATGACATACAGAGAAGGTTCCACTCAGTATAAGAGCGGAACCTTGAAGACTGCCGAAAATATTAGACTATTTCAGTAATCACTCTTCAGCAAGACGCTGGAAGTAAGACAGAGCATCGTCTTCATCTTCATCATTAGAAGAAGAGGAGGAAGAACTTACAGAAGGAAGTTCGGGTTCAGGACGACGCGAAGTAAAGTCGGGAGCATAAGAACCACGATCATTATCTTCATCTTCAACTTCCTCATCCAAACGAGGACGGGAAGTTTTCTGTCCGAGAACCATCTTTAGACGTGCTTCCAGTTGTTCATAAGTCTTAAACTGGTCAGGAGCAGTTACAGCAGCAAGAGAATACTGCTTCTTCCAAAGTGCTTCCAGAGCATCGTCGTCGTCCAGAAGAGGAGAAACACGATCAAACTCTGACTTATCATAGTTCCAGTAACCGTCTTTCTTGACGATCTTCAGTTTGAAGTTTGCACCTTGCCAAAAATCAAAAGGATTAATGGGGGTTTCATCTTCAAACTCAGGTTGCATCGCTTCCATGATCTTGTCAAAAATCTTCTTACCATACTTAAACAGAAAGACTTTACCTTCATTATGAGGATTGGTAGGATCCTTTACCACATAGATGTTGCTATAGTAAGACAGTTTGCGCTTCTGCTTACGAACAGTTTCTTTATCAGCATCAATACCACTGTTCCACAGTTCGCGGTTGTATTCAGAGACGGGATCTTTCTGACCAAGAGTAGTCAGAGAGTTCTCAATATACCAACCACCATTGCTTTGGAAAGCATGGGTATACATCTTTGCCCAGGGAAGTTCTTCACCTTCAGGCGCAGGGAGGAAACGGATGACTGCAAAACCATTGCCAGTCTTGTCCATTTCAGGTTTCCAGAGACGCTCATCAGCACCCCCAGAAGTTGTACTCATCTTCTCTACTTCCTTTACCAGTTTGGAAGTCAGCGAACCAAGAGAAGATTGTTTTTTAAGGTCAGCAAAAGACATTAGGATTACCTCGGATTTGTACGGATTTGGCTTGTGTGTACCTTGTTATTCTACAGGTCGGAACCATTTTTGTCAATCTGTTCCTTCATCACCTCAAGCATTTTGGACATGTTATTTAAAATGATATTCATATCAACGTTGGGTGGGAGACCCATCATAGATGCAGATTGTGTGATTTTTTCCTTCATTTCAATCGCTTCAGGATCATCTGATAAACTCAAGCGAGTATAAAGAACTTTTTGCTTTTCAAGAAGTCTTTCTAGGAGTTTAACATGTTTCAGTTTATCCTCTTTTGTCATCGTGGGAAACTTGAAGACGTTTGAATAAACCTCTTCTTGCATCTCACTAATTTCGGTCATCTCGGCACGGACAACTTCAGATTTAAAGAAACTCATTTTTCTCCCAAAATAACTTCTTTCAAAATTTTTTTATAACGCGGCACATCAATATTTAGAAAAGAAGAATATTTTTTTATTCTCATACTGACGGTTTCCCACACGGGGTCTTTCAATTGTTTATCAAAATTTTTCCCAAACAGAAAAATCTTATCATAGATCACCAGAGTTTCTATACTAATATTTCCGTTCAGAAAATTCTTTAGAACTGGTGGATGACCCCTAGAGCAATCAAAAATATCATCTACTTTTTTATTCTCAAATAAACTTTGAGTTTCTTCTTTAAAGATATAAGAAAGAGATTGATTTCTTTTTTTCCACTCGGAGTATCTACTTTCACCTTCGCGGATCATTTCTCCTATCCAAAGTTTACTTGGATCAGTGCATGAAATAAAATTGGATACAAAGAACTCTACAATTTCTTGATCAGTCTTTTGTCTTGATACACGTTCAAACCAAAAACGATCTTTACGTTTATAGAAGGATTGTACTGTAGCGCGACTTTTACCACAGTACTTGTGATAATCATAACTGTCTTTGGTGAAGTGATTCTTCAAAGACAAATAACATTTGTAGGCATCAAAAGGCATCATTCATTAAAGTGGTAGTTTTGCCCTAGAGCTCCTCTTCAGAAAGTTTAATTCCATTGCTTCATATTTGATCTTTTCCTTAAGTGGTTTTGAAATTAACTTAGGAACTGATTCAACATCAATATTATTCTTTTCACAAAAAAAGATAATTGCATCAATATAGTTCATGTCATCGTTCGCATGAACTAAAGTTTCAATTTCTTGTGCAAATCTTGATGGACAGAAGAATTTGCTTTCTAGTGCTTTTTCTAATTCATTCTCCATCTGACCCAGTATTGTGATGTACAAATTCTTTAATGTAGCGTACTAATAACTTAATATAATCCCCTTTGTTTCTTTTGTCAAATACTTTTACTTCACCACCAGGAGTAACCATAAGTGTGATGAGTTTTTTGATAGGGATTTCAGTCAGTTCATAATACGCAGCAGCATAAAACATTTCTTGAACAAAATAATTTTCAATCCACTTCTCAGGTTTAATTTTTGTGGATGTTTTAAAGTCTATGACTGCAAGTTCGCCTTCATATTCAGCAATACAGTCAACTCTACCAGCCAAGCCAAGATACTCTGAGTAGAGTGTACGTTCAATAGCGTGTATATTATTTATCTTATCAAGTTCATTTTTGACATGATAAAACATAAACTTTGTTAGGGGTTGGTAATTATCCCAGTTTAATTCTTTGTTTTCTAGATAGTCTTGGCACACTTCATGGAAATCAGTTCCTCTTGCTGTTGCTTGTTTTGTGATGCGATTTGCTTCTTCAATACCAACTCTCTTTCTCCAATCAACAAAAATCTGTCGGTTATAAAAAGAAGTTACAGAAGTAATAGATGGCACCCATGCTCCACTTGGAAGATTGTAGAGACGGATGCCATTTGTTTCTTTCTTTTCTAATTCAAGATCACCCAAGTAATTATGATGAATAAAACTCATATACCAATTTCCATTTTTGCAAGAATGTATTCCTTCACAAATCCAGAGCGAACAATGTCTTCAACTCCAAATTCAATAATATCAATTGAAGGCATAATTCGAAGAACTTTCATAAAATCGATGATTCCATTCTTTTCATTCGTTTTCAGAAGATCAGATTGAGTAGCATCACCGCAGAACATGATCTTACTATTTTCACCTACACGAGTAATTATACTATCTAGCTCATGGAAATTCAAGTTTTGAAATTCATCTACAATGATAATAGCATTGTCTAGTGTAGTTCCACGAATAAAAGAAGTGCTCCAGAAACTAATTGTTCCTTGAGTTTTAAGATTACCATAGAGCATTTCAAAGTCTGCTTCAGATGGCAATTCAAACATATACTTTACCATATTCTTGTATGGAATCTGATAAAGAGAGGATTTATCCTCATGATCACCAGGAAGAAAACCAATCTCTCTTGTGGCAACTAGAGAACGAACAATATAAATCTTTTCATAAGGAGATTTATCATTCAAAACATCTATTAGAGCATTATAAAGAGTGATGAATGTTTTACCAGTGCCAGCACAACCATATGCAACTAGGTTTTTATCTAGTTTGTAGCAACGAAAAAGTTCTTCTTGATTGTCTGTAAGAGGTTCAATAGTCCGTATCAAATCGGAATTAATTGGTTTCTTTCTTTTCATTTGTTTATTGCTCATTCCGAATGGGACAGGAGACTTAGGTGTGTTTCTTTTTGCTGGCATTTTAAACAGGTCTTACGTTGGAACCAGGGGCTTTTGATGCTTTACGGAGAACTTCATTCCACCCAGGATGTTTAACCCTAAGTTTGTCATAAACTTCTCCAACTTCACCAAAGTTTGGAAAAGTAGATGGGTCAGAATAGTCTCTTTCCCAATCAGGATTATCTATTTTCCACTGATCCCAATCATGAACACTCATTTTTACTTCTTTTTGTTCACCAGTTTCTTTATTATAAACGGGATATGTTGCCAATCTTAACCTCCATCGTATACAAAAAATATTTATTCAATAGTGATGGATGGAGCATCCACACACTCAGAACATCCTTGACGAGTCCAACCAAGTGACTCAGATACTGCAGGAAACTGACAAGTAAAAATACAACGTACCAGTTCTGCAATCTCCATATGTTCCTTCTGTGTTCCGTGCGCCGAACGTAGATCAATGTAGTGAATCCAAGAACGTACAGAACCCGTCATATAGAGTCGTGTAGGCGTCGCTAAGGGCAATACAAACCTTGCACACTCCTTTGCCACACCTTTGTCCAGAAGACGATTGTAGACCCTCTGAGAGTGCTCAAACAAAACACGAACATCTTCCAACAAAACCAACTTCAAATAATCAGGGATATCGTCAATACTATTTTGACGATTCTTTGTATCCTGACGACGAAGTTCTGGAAGTGGAATAGTTTTGTTTAAGAGGTTTGTATCAGCATATCGTTGAGAAAACTCTTGAAACGTAAAACTGCGATGCCTCAAAATTTGTGCTGCAATGCCTCTTGTAGTATTAATTTCAACAGTCATTGAAGCCTGTTCAAAGATACTCCAGTGCTGATGCTGAATACAATACTTAAGTAACCCAGAAAACTTTTCATTCTGTTGATTATCTGGATTACTTACCCGAGCACAATATGCCATATGCTTTTCTGCATCTGGAGTAACACTAATGAGTTTAACTTCGGGTTTCATAAACTCAAATTCATCAATCTGCATATCCATCATCATCTTCATAAAAAACTTCGTCGTAATCATTTATATGTGAAGTAATTTCTTCATATTTGTATGAAGAAGTATCAGAATAAATCTCAGACTTTAAACAGTCAACTAGAGATTCAAGGTTTCTGACAATTAGTTTAAGTTTTTCTTTATCCATTTTAGTAAACCTTGATGTTCACATTATAAACAAAAAAAAGAGGGGAGTCAAGTCCCCTCATACATTATGCAACTTGTGGTTGCTTTGCCATATTCAGTTGTGCAATTTTAAGAAACTTTTCTTTTTTTGCTTTGAGTTTAAGATAACGAACGAAGTAAGTGTTCATTTTTGCCCCTCCTTTACAAACTTAACACCACGATAGGTTTCGTTGTATGCTTGAGGCTGTTGCTGTTGTTGTGCCTGTTGTTGGCGACGAACTTCGGTGTCATATGCGACACCACGATATACGACTTGTGACATTAGGGTTCTCCTTAGTTGTTTAAGTTAAAGAGCGTTCCTTCAGTCGGCTTTTGCGTTCTCTATTTGCGAATAGAGAATGAACGATCCGTTCC